ACAAATCCCGTAACAAAATATAATATACCTGAAAGATTAATATTTTTTTATGCAACTGTTCCTACATGGGACGGACAAAGAAAAGGTGCTGATGTTTATAAAATACCACAACCAATACCTGTCGACATTACTTTTACCGTTAAAATTTTCTGTAACAGAATGAGAGAATTAAATGAGTTTAATAAAATAGTAATGGAAAAGTTCACTTCAAGACAAGCGTACCAACAAATAAAAGGACACTATATTCCAATTATTTTAGAAGATATTTCAGACGAATCTATTAAAGACTTAGAAAAAAGAAAATATTATATTCAAAACTATAAGTTTTTGATGCAAGGTTTGTTGATAGACGAAGAAGAATTTCAAGTCTCACCAGCAATTTCAAGATATTTAACTGTTTATGAAGTTGAGACAAAAAATAGACAAAACAAATTTAAACCAAGTGAAAATAGACCTAATTTTTTTGATTTTAATTTTCAATATAACACAGGAATAACCGCCCTTACTGAAACATATTTTTATAATGCAGACATTTCAGTTAAACAACTTGAAAATATATCGTCGTATTCTGTCTTTGTTAATGGTAATTATGTGGGAGATAATATTTCTAAAATACAAATAAGTAATAATGATTTACTTTTAATTAATATAGTAAAGCAGGATAATAATTTAGAATCTTTTATCTCGACTACGTTTTATTTATTATAAAATTATTCCCCATATATATCCTTTTTTTCTTTACAGGTATCCTCAATTAACTTTTCTAAAAATTTGTAAATTTTAAAACCATTTTTATCGCAATGCTTTTTTAATAGTTTATGCGATTCTTCCGATATTTTTAGGTTTTTTATCTTTTTCATAAAGTAAATATTAAAGGCAGAAAAAAGGTAGAATTTTTTCATACTATTGAATAAATATTTGTTTTTATAAAAGTTTTTTTCATTTTGAACAAGTATTTATAAAATAAAATAAATTTTAAATCTATAATTAAAAATGGCATCTAACGGAAAAGTTTTTGTATCACCGGGTGTTTACACATCAGAACGAGACTTAACATTTGTTACCCAATCAGTTGGGGTAACTACATTGGGGATTGTGGGAGAAACTCTTAGGGGTCCTGCATTTGAACCAATTTTTATAACAAACTACGATGAATTTAGTGTAGTGTTTGGTGGAATTAATCCTGAAAAATACATCGGTACACAGATACCAAAATACGAAGCGGCATATATTGCAAAGTCTTATTTAAGTGAGGCAAATCAATTATATGTTACAAGAATATTAGGACTATCAGGCTACGATGCTGGACCATCATGGTCTTTAGTGACAATTTCAAATCCTGACACTTCAACTTTATCATTAACAGGTACGACTTCGGCGGTTATTAATTTTACAGGAACAACTTCAGGTATTACTAATGTAAGTGTACCATCACAACTTTCTTCGGCTTACTATACAACATTTACTGATATTAATGGCACATCAAACTCAATTTCATCATTAATTGAAGAACAAATGAGACAAGAAATTGTTTACCGTACATTAAGTGCCGCAACTTCAGGAACAACTGCATTATTTTTTGGTAGTGTTAGCTCAACAACATTTAATGCCGTTACTGCATCAACAGCAAACCTTGCCGGTGTAACGGCAACTACTGAATATTATGGTGTACCCACTTTATTAGCCGATGGAGTAACAGATTGGACTAACACTTCATACAACCCTTGGTTTTACAGTAATCAATTTAGTTATTACCAAGATGTTAATGATGTTGGTAACTATTTTGGTTATGGTTTTGGATCGGTATTAACAGGAACAATTGTTAGTTTAGGTTCGGGAATATACTCAGGTAGTTTCGCCGTTAAATTTAGTAACTATTCTGCGGACGTATTTGAGGAATATGATAACGTTGTTGTTGCAACATTAAGATCAAGAGGTCTTGCAACATACGTTAGTGATAACGGACCTATTTATAAGATTAGTGCTACCACTAATGTTACTTTAGTACAATCACAATCTTCAGGTATTACATCAGACCCTTTTACAACATTTAAAATTTCAGGTTTGACTACTGATGACAATACAACTTTTAATTTTACAGCGACAATGGATTACACCGCAACTAATTTTATAGGTAAAGTATTCGGTATTTCAAATTTTGCAGACGGTAAAGATAGAGAACTATTCCCTCTTTTTGTTGAAGAATCGTATCCAGCTTTCTTAAAAGTTGCACAATTAGAAAATAAAGTAAGAGGTTTAAATACAAGTTTAGTTGCTTTACCAGGTTTAAGAGTAACACCAAATACTAATTCAATTGGATATTATTTGGATAGGTACCAAACACCTGAAACCCCTTATGTTGTATCTGAATTAAGAGGTAATAAAGTTTATAAATTATTTAAAATAATTTTAATTTCTGACGGTACTGCGGCTAACAGACAAGTTAAATTTACAATAAGAAATGTATCATTTAATAATGGAACATTTGATTTAGTTGTAAGAGATTTCTTTGATACTGATGCTAACCCAAGAATAGTTGAGTCTTTTAATTGTTCATTAGACCCTAGACAAAATAATTATATTGCTAATAGAGTAGGTACTTCAAATGGAGAATACCCATTAAAATCAAGGTACATTATGTTAGAAATGAGTGACGAAGCTCCGGCAGACGCATTACCTTGTGGTTTTGAAGGTTACATTCAAAGAGTCTATGGTTCGGCTAAACCACCATTTATGAATTTTAAAACTGAATATTATGGTCCAAATGAAATAATATACGATCCGGATTTTGCTTCACCAATTTTATCTAGTGGAAGTGGAGATAGAGTTTCTAAAAACTTTTTAGGTATATCCGATCAAGTAGGGTTCGATACAGACTTTTTCCAATATAAAGGTAAACAAGCACCTGCGGGAACAATAGACCAAGAAGGTACTGAGTGGTCTTGGAAAACACAAGGATTCCATTTTGATAGTGGAGCGACTGTAATTCTTAGAGGTGGTGTAGGACCAACATCAGGATACAGTGCATTCCAATGTGGAGAAACAAGTTTCCAAAGTGACCCATCAGATCAAGATAACCCATACTATAAATTAATTTCTCGTAAATTTACTTTTTATGCTTATGGTGGTTTTGACGGTTGGGACATTTATACTCAATCAAGAAGAAACACGGATAGATTTACATTAGGGGGTACTGGATGGTTAAAAGGAGCAAGAGTTTCGGCTACATATCCAAACGCAACAGGTAATGGATTATTTAAACAAATTGCAGGACCTAATCAAGAAACATACGGTAACACAGATTATTATGCATATTTATGGGGACAAAAAACATTTGAAAACCCTGAAGCGGTTGACATTAACATATTTGTAACACCTGGAGTTGATTATGTAAATAACAGTAATTTAATTGAAGAGGCTATTGAAATGGTTGAAACAGATAGAGCGGACTCAATTTATATTTGTACTACACCTGATTACAACTTATTTACAACAGGAAGTTTTGATAATAGTTTATTATTTTATCCTGAAACTGCGGTAGAAAATTTAGAAACCGCTAACATAGATTCAAACTACACCGCTACTTACTACCCATGGGTTAGAACTGTCGATAGTGAAAACAATACTCAGTTATATTTACCAGCAACTGCAGAGGTTTGTAGAAACCTAGCGTTAACGGATAAGTTATTTAAACCTTGGTTTGCTTCTGCTGGTTATACTAGAGGTAGAATCCAAAATGGTAACGGAGCAAGAAAAACATTAACTCAAGACGATAGAGATACTCTTTATAAAGGTAGAATTAACCCAATCGCAACATTTTCAGATGTTGGTCCAGTAATATGGGGTAATAAAACATTACAAGTTAAAGAATCCGCACTTGATAGAATTAATGTTAGAAGACTATTGTTAAGAGCTAGAAAGTTAATTTCAGCAGTGGCTGTAAGATTATTGTTCGAACAAAACGATCAAAAGGTAAGACAAGATTTCTTAGATTCAGTTAACCCAATCTTAGATGAAATAAGAAGAGAACGAGGTTTAATTGACTTTAGAGTTACTGTTTCAAATACACCTGAAGATTTAGATTCTAACACAATGACAGGTAAAATATATTTGAAACCTACAAGAGCTTTAGAATATATTGACATTGAATTTGTAATTACTCCAACAGGAGCGTCTTTTGACGACATTTAAAAATAAAAGGGGGTAGAAATACCCCCATAATTTAATATTATAAAACCTATGAAAATAGAAAAAAAAATCATTAAGGAAATGTTGAGTATCGATAAAAGGGGTCCCGAAACATTTTCAGAAAAAAAACAAAATATTGTTATCACTGAAAAACAATTAGAAAAACTTTTGGAAAAACTTAACAAAAAATGAATGTCAGTCGGATAGTAAAAAATTACGTTAGAAATAAAATTAATATTTCTGAACACGTATATGATTATGTTTACAATAAAAATATAAAAGAAGGAATTTATTCTTCAGAATTAGACAATAATGTTTTTAGACCTGATTTAATGTATTATGCTTTTGATTGGGATGACAACATAATGTATATGCCAACAAAAATTATGGTACTTTCCGAAAATGAAGAAGAGGTACCGATGTCAACTGAAGATTTTGCTGAACATAGACAACAAATAGGTGTGGAACCTTTTAATTATAAAGGAACCACTGTTGTTGGTTTTGCTCCAAACCCATTTAGATATTTTAGAGAAGAAGGTGATAAATATTTTATCATTGATAGTATGTCAGCACCTTTAGGTCCGGCATGGAATGATTTTGTAGAATGTATTAATGGTGGTTCTATATTTGCTATCATAACAGCTAGAGGTCACAACCCACAAGTTTTAAGAGATGCTATTTTTAATCTTATTATTTCTAACAAAAATGGTTTAAACAGAAAAAAATTAGAAGAGAGTTTAAGAAATTATGACTTATTAAAAACAACACAACTAAGAGAAGATGATGAGGAAGATAATAGATTTACAGAAATTTCTGATTATTTAGATATGTGTAAATTTCACCCTGTCTCTTTTGGTAGTGGTAGTGCCGCATCACCTGAAGAAGGAAAAAATAAGGCTTTAAAAGAATTTATTTCATATTGTAAAGAACAAGCAAAAGAACTTATTACATACATTTTAGAAAACAACCCTAATTTAACATTAAAAGATTTAACCCCTAAATTTAAAAACAATGTCACCAACGAAGAAATGATTGATTACATTGATTTAGATGAATTTATTAATAAGAATATTAAAATTGGTTTTTCTGATGACGACGAAAGAAATATCAAGGCTTCATCAGAGTTTTTAAATAAAGAGTTTGAAAAAAATCCAGTTAATTTATATTTAACTAAAGGAGGATCTAAAAGCAAATATGAATAATTTATATATAAGAAATATTATAAATTAAAAAAAAGTAAATAAAAAAATTATAGTAGATACTATTTATAATAAAATAAAAAAAATTAAAACACTTAGATATGGCTGATTTATTAATGAAAATGCCCTTCACTTATGAACCTAAAAGAAACAATAGGTTTATTTTAACATTCCCTAATGAGTTGGGTATTAACTCTTGGTATGTGGAATCTTCAAGTAGACCTAAAATGAAAATTGGAGAAGTCGAGATTCCGTTTTTAAATACGTCAACATATGTTGCGGGTAGGTTTAACTGGGAGGCTATTGATGTTACATTTAGAGATCCTATTGGTCCTTCAGCGGCACAAGCATTAATGGAATGGATTCGTTTAACTGCGGAATCAATTACAGGTCGTATGGGTTATGCTGCAGGTTACAAAAAAGACGTTGATTTAGAAATGTTAGACCCAACAGGAGTAGCGGTTGAAAAATGGAAATTAATCGGATGTTTTTTAACTGGTTTTGATGGTGGTTCTTTATCTTACGATGATGATAAACTAGCAACTGTTAAAACAACACTTAGAATGGATAGATGTATATTGGTTTACTAATAAAAATTATATGTTAATTCAAGCCCACCACAAAAAATGGTGGGTTTTTTATTTACATAAGATAATACTAAATTATTTTTATAATAAAATATTAATATGGACTCTACTAATTTTATGCAAGACGCATTCACTTTACCACATGACGTGGTTCCTTTACCCTCTAAAGGTCTTTTTTATAAACCAAAAAAAGAATCTTTTAAAGTTGGTTACTTAACTGCGGAAGATGAAAACATTTTATTATCACCAAACTCATCAAAAGACGGTATAATTTATACTTTATTAAGGAATAAAATTTATGAACCTGGTTTTAATATAAATCAATTATTGGATGTTGACGTTCAAGCAATTTTATTGTTTTTAAGAAACACTTCATTTGGACCTGAATATAGTTTTAAAGTTATGGACCCACAAACAGGTAAGATGTTTGAAACAACACTTTTGATTGACGAAGTTAATTACATTAAAGCAAAACACCAACCAGATGACGAAGGGTTGTTTACGGTTAAATTACCAAAGTCAAATAAAACAATAAAATGTAAATTACTTAATTTGGGGGAACAAAAAGATTTAGATAAAGTTAAAGACACATATCCTGATAATATTACTATCCCAATCGTTACAAAAAAATTAGAAAAACAAATAGTTGAAATTGACGGAAATAGAGATAGAAATGAAATTGTAAAATTTATTCCACAAATGCCAATTGCTGACTCTAAGTTTATTAGAAATTTTTTAAGTGAATGTGAACCTAAACTTGATTTAGATAAAACTATTATAGCCCCGTCAGGAGAAAAAGTTACAGTAACTGTTGCTTTTGGGGCGGAATTTTTTCGGCCTTTCTTCTAATTACAAAAAAATTATTTTGGATGAAACATACTATTTGGTGAAGTACGCTTTTTTTTCTTATTCAGATGTTATGAAAATGACAACATTTGAACGTAAATATTTTATCGATAAGTTAATATCTGAAAATTCTAAAAATTAATCTATTTATTTATTAAAAAACTATGTGGTTATTTAATACAGATCCTGCAAAGGCTGACCCGGGGTATACTGGACCTAATGTAACAAATTTTGCTGATAAATTTGAAAATGCGATGAAACAAGCATTTGATTATGGTCGAACTCAAAATTTTTTCATAGATGTTGAAGATAAAGCGGTTAAGGCATCTAAAAATATATCTAATGGTATACAATTACAACAAGAAACGATAAATAAGGCGGTTTTACAAGTTTGGCAAAATACTCAAGATTTAGGTGTTGGTACTAAAGAGATTTTAGATTTTATGACATCATATGGTAATGCTATTGGAAAATTACCTAACATTACTAAAGAAATCGCTGAAAATGCAATGATACTTTCGAAGGCGACGGGTATAGCTGCGACTGAAATTGGGACGTATTTGGCAAAATTTTCAGAGGTAGGAATCGGACAAGAGGTTGCTCTTAAAAAAATGAACACAATATATAAAATCGGAAGAAAATACGGTGTTGACGCAACAACATTAACAAAAACGGTAAACGAAAATTTATTAAAGGCTAGTGCGTATGGTTTTAAAAACGGTGTCGAAGGTCTAACTAAGATGGCTGCTAGAGCACAACAATTAGGAATTGATTTTAAAAATATAATGACAATTGCTGAAAAGGCGTTAGATCCAGACAATGCGATTCAAATGGCCGCAGAAATGCAAATGTTAGGTGGTGAAGTAGGTGCTTTAGGTGACCCATTTCAGTTACTTTATATGGCACAAAATGATATAGGTAAACTACAAGAAGAATTTACAAAAGTAACCGCAAGTGCTGTTGATTTTAATAAAGAAACTGGTGAATTTAAAATACCGGTTCAAGAAATGTACAGACTAAGGGCTATGGCTGAAAAATTAGGCCTTTCATATGATCAAGTGGCTGAGTCTGCGATTAAATCTGCAAAACAACAAGAGGTATTATCAAAAATTACATTACCATCAAACTTTACTGAAGAAGATAAAAACTTAGTTGCAAGTTTATCAGAAATAAAAGATGGGAATGTAATGATTCAAATACCTGGTCAAGAGGGTATGATAGAAGCATCAAAGGTTGGTGCCGATGAGTTAAAAAAATTAAGAGAAGACCAAATAGACCCTGAAATAAAAATGAGAGAAATTGCAAATCAACAACTCTCTAAGGCAGATCAGGCAGCAATATCATTAAATAGAATTGAAAATATAATGATAGAACAATATTTGAATTCTAATTTACAAAATCAAATATTAACAAATTTATTAAAAGAAACTTCAGTAGCAAATACAGCTAGAACAACAATGTCACCTAACTATACTAAAGATATTGCGATTATAATGGAAGATACAATGACAGCTATAGTTGATACATTTGAATCTTATGTTAAAACAAGTGGTGATTTTGAAAGAGACTTGCAAGATATTAAAGGTAAAATAGGTGAGTATCGAAATAATAATTCCGGTAATGTTGTTCTGGACATTAATTTTTCAGGAGGAGCTAATGAGTCAAACGTAACTATCAACGGAAATGATGTATTTCAACCGGCGACTGGAGGAGCCCCAACTTTAATGGGTAGAGGTAAAATAATACAAGGTATTCCTGAAGATGAAGTTTTAATGGCTCCAAACATATCTGATTTAATGAAGTCATCTCAAACCGCGTTTAGTACTCTAGGAAAAATTAGTAATAAAAGTCTTTTGTCAACATCTCAAATAGTTCTTGATACATTATCACAAATGTCTACTAAAAAAGATATGAAATTATTTGAATTGATAGCTCAGAATTTATCAACACCAACAAAACCTACTGAAAATTTAGGTGTTAATAAAAACGAAATAGAAATGTTAGGTGGAGGTATAAGTGATTTGATAACACAATCACCAAATGTGGATTTTGATGAAATTTTAAGAAAGAGTACAGAAAAAATTATGGAAATACAAAATACCCAAAATACAACAACACCGACACAAAAAGTTGAGGGTAATGTTGGTGTCGATGGTAATGTAAATATTAATGTAAATATCCCTGACGGATACCTAAGCACCGCTTTTTCAAGCGATAGAGATTTTCAATCTTCAATCAAAGAACAAATACTGAATGTTGTTAATTACAGATTAAGTAAGGCATACTCACAAGGTCAAGGAAATTTAGGATAACTTTACTTTAAAAAATTACAAATCAACCTATTTATTATTAAAACAAAATAGATGGAGAGTCCGTTATCTTTTGACGCTAGTGAAAATTTTAGAAAAAAACTTTTAGTTAGAAACCTAAAACCATACGGTCCTGAAGGTTTTTCAACACAAAATGATCAAGTTGCAAAATCAGAGATAATCATTGTTGATTATCCTGTTATTGATTCGCCAGCAATTGAAACGATTGCTGAAACACAAGAAAGAAATTTATATACAAAAAATATTTATACCCCCGACACTACTTACGGTGACACAGTTTTAATTAATCTTGATTTACAAAAAGGAGGTAAAAACGATGTTTACGATTTTACTGATACATTAAATAGCGGTTTAGAAAATGTAGGAAACCAACAAGAAACACTACATTATGTTAGAAATATTTACGTTCCTGCCGCAGATATTGGAGGTGGATATGGTAATAGTGTTGATATTAATACAGAAAAAAATGTTTTTAACGCATTTAAAGGTGATGTTTATGACATTACAGATACAATAGGTGCTGAACTTGAAACTGTTGGTAATACCCAAGAAGGTTTTTTATATTTTAAAAACCAATATTTTCCAGCAACACAAGGCAATGAAGTTTATGGTACATCTCGTTGGACAATTAATAATGATTTACAAGAGTTAAGAGTATCTATCGGAGGAAGTATTGGTACGGGTGAGTATACAATTGAAGATACGGTAAAAGATGTTTTAGAAACCAAAGGAAACTTTCAAGAAGGTTTTCACTATAATTTAAATCAATATACTCCACCTTCTTTAGGTGTAGATGTGTATGGAAGTAGTAGGTATGAAATAAATAATAACTTACAAACATTTAGACCGGCATTTGCGGTTGGAATTGGTGCCACACCTGGTAGTGGAATTTATGATATTAATGACACTGTAAATGATGTTTTAGAGGTTAGAGGTAATCAAGAAGAACTATTTCATTATCAAAAGAATCAGTACTTTCCAGCATTACAAGGTACCGACGTATATGGTAGTTCAAGATATATTATAAATAATGATTTACAAACATTTAGACCCGCATATGCTGTGGGTATAGGTGCAACACCAGGAACTGGTGTCTATACAATAGATGACACGCCAAATGACGTATTAGAGGTTGTAGGTAATAACCAAGAATTATTTCATTATCAAAAAAATCAATATTTCCCACCACTACAAGGCACTGACGTATATGGTAGTTCAAGATATATAATTAATAACGACTTACAAACATTTAGACCGGCATATGCTGTTGGTATTGGTGCAACACCTGGTAGTGGAATTTATAATTTAAATGATACAGAAAATGACGTTTTAGAAGTTAGAGGTAATCAAGAAGAGGGTGTTGCTTATGCACAAAATTTATATAAACCATCTAACTTTGGATCTCAAGTTTACGGGACAACTACCGTTAAAGGTAATGTCGATTTACAAGGTCAACTTTTTACTTTTAGTACTGGTTTTGGTTTATATGATGTTACCGCATCTTCACAAGCTTGGATTGAATCTAATAGATTATCAATTTATGGAAATGATGCGAATGACGGTAGACCTAAACTATACTCATTTAACCAATATGTTCCCGAAAATAACTACGGACCATACAGGTGGGACGTAAATTTAGATTTACAAACAGGAAGAATAACATATGCCGATTCAATTGGGGCAAATGCAGGAAACGGTGTTTACACTATTGATGATACAATAAATGCGGTTTTGGTTGCTGAATCATACCAAGAAGCAATTTTATTATATAATAAGAATCAATATAAGCCAGACCCTGTCGGTCCATTTGTTTATGGTACAACTAAGTATAATGTTAATGATGATTTAGATACGGGAAGAATTGTATTTGCAGAATCTTTGGGGGCATTACCTGGTAGTGGAATTTATAATATTAACGATACTATACAATCACTATTAGAAGTACAAAGTAACTTATACGAAGGGGTTAATTATAATGAAAATCAGTATAGACCACAATCATCACCAAATATATTTTATGGTGATACTAAATATGAAATTAACGATGATAGACAATGGTTAAGGCTATCGGGCCAAATACCTAATAGTGACGGCGTTTATAGTTTATCAGATACGGAACCTAGTTTATTAGAAATTGATGGAGTAAACCGTCAAATTTCTTTATTTACTCAGAATTTTTATAAACCTGAAAATTATCCCGCATCATCACCTTATGGTACTACAACAGTTAAAGGTAATGCCGATTTACAAGGTGAGTTATCTAATAATTCTTTTCCAAACACTAATCCTGGCGAATACGACATAACAGACGCAGAAAAAAGTAGAATAGAGTTTCCATTATTTAATCAAGCACAGGCATCCTATCAAATTAATCTATTTAAACCTGAAAGTGGTGGTAGTTTATTTGGGCCTGCAAGATACGATGTTAATACAGATGAAATAATTGAAGTATTAAAAGGTGGGGGATACGATAGAGGGGAATATGGTCCTTATAATCAAGAAGATGCTAAAGATAGTAATTTAGAAATAAAAGGAGAACAAGAACAAGCTAATTACTACGGATTATTAAATAAATACAATAGCGGTGAGGGTACCTACCAAGTATATGAAGTAGAAAACTTACCGTTATCCGAACTTATAAATGGTCCTTACGCCAATACAGACGGGTCAACTAAAATTTTCATTCCATCAGTTTATTCACCATATTCAATACTATTACAACCAGACCCTAAAGGAAGTGATGGATCAATAAGTGAGGATTCAAATTTAATGAAGATTTCCTCGGGATTTTTAAAACGTGAATTTACTTATAGGGTTATATCTGAATTAGTTGAAGACACATTAGGTAGAACTAACCTTGTAAATTCTTCGGTAGACCCAAATAACCCAACATTGTCAGGTATCCAAGTTAAACCAAATACGGATCCTGTTGATATACTTGGTATGGCGACGGGTAATGTGCCACTTTTTACTAGAAATTGGAATGTTACTGTACCTGATTCTATAATAGGAAAAACTTTAAATTTTGCGGCAAGGCTTGGTGGGCTTACTTCTCCATGGTCATATATACCTGATGAATATTTCCCTTTAAGTAACAAATACAAAATAAGTAAACAGGGGGATGTTGAAGTTGGTGCTGAAGACAGTAAATTTTCATTATTTAAAATTGCTAATGACGGTACTGCAGGATCCTTTAGGTTTTTACAAAATACAGGACTAGGTACGGTAAGAAAAATATTTGATACTTTAGAATATAATTTATATAGACCTGACTATAGAAACTCAACTAGTTTGTTAGGGAACAAATTCCAAATACAACCAAAATTTTATGTTGGAGATAGGTCTAATTTGATAAGTAATTTTACGTCTGATACCGCAAAACCTTTAGATAGATTTGGTCATACAATTAATATGGCCGTTTATGGTTACGATGCCATGTATCGAGACTTTGAAGACAAACAAGATGCGGATGTTAGGGTGTCTGATATAAAATTTGGTGTAACATCTAACGAAATAACAATAAAAGGTGACGGTCAAAACAAACTTAAAAAACCAATGTTCAGGGCTTACCCTGGTTGGAGTTTACAAGGTGGATTTACTTGGTCTTCATCAAAGGACTCCTTACCTGAAATAGGGAAACTTGCCGGTAGAGAGTACACGCCTTATGATGAAAGAATCACGTTTGGTACGGCATTTAGAAGTGAACTAGAAAAAACCCTTTCACACGAAATAAAAGATAGTTTTGAAGAAGGTTCATTATTAAGATACACCCAAAGTTTAATTGATAGCGCTAGTAACGCTGAAGGTTCAGAAAGGTTAAGACATGTAGGACATGCAATGAATCAGATATCTAAAGTTTTTAACGATGGGTATGTTGAACTTACAAAAGGGTCTAGAGTTATTAGATATTTAACACCAAATGCGGTACAACCAAACCCAAAAGTTGCTGGTGTTGAAGGTTATGAATATTGTCGTGTTCATACAAAAGATGATCCATACTATACTTTTACAAGACTTGTAAAAACAGAAGGTATTACCGTTGAAAACAGAAGATTTACATATTCAGTTCTTGACAAAACATATAACTTGAATATTGCACCGATGAAGGGTAATGCCAATATGGCATCAACTAACATAACACCTGACGGTAAAGTAAAAAAATACATGTTCTCTTTGGAAAATTTAGCATGGAGAACTTCAAATAGACCTGGTTATCGTTATGATGACTTACCTACCTGTGAAAAGGGACCTAATGGTGGAAGAATCATGTGGTTTCCACCTTATGATATAAGTTTTGGTGAAAGTGTAAGTACACAATGGAATGATAATGTTTTTGTTGGTAGAACAGAACCTATTTTTACATATAGTAACACTAAAAGAACGGGAAAACTTAGTTGGAAATTAGTTGTTGACCATCCAGCAATATTAAACGCCATTGTTGATAAAGAATTAAAAAAGGCACGTGAAACCGAATCTCAATTTACTGAGGTTATCGCTTCATTTTTTGCTGGGTGTCTTAAATATGATGTTTATGAATTGGCAAAACAGTTTCCATCTATTGATTTTGCATTAATTGAAGAATGTGTTGTATTAATAAATGACCAAGTAGTTAGAACTGGTGACTGTACGCCAAATCCAATTAAAAGAAGAGATATTATACTTACATTACCACCAGAACCATCACCAACACCCCTACCATGTACTGTTTGGGATTGGAAAGTTGAAAATGTACAAACAGATTTAGTTTATACCGCTTGTGGTAAATCTCAAGTTATCTTATCAGGATTAACAAATACGGGTGGTACTGTTTGTGTTGAAAGGGGTACCGTTCCTGAGTATACCGTAACGGCAACAACAAACACATTAACATTAACAGATAAATTATGTGAACCAAGTCCAACCCCAACCCCAACACCTACACCAACTCCTGAATGTTTTGTTGCGATTTGGGAAGTAGGATCAACTAACACTAATGTTTCATATACAGGATGTGACGGTAATATTATAACATATAATTCAATAACTAATACAGGACAAACAGTATGTCTTTATCCTGACACAATCGTAGAACTTGACCCTTCAGGCGCAACAGGTAATGGATGGACTGCAACAACAGGTCCATGTCCTACTCCAACAC